ATCAGTTTGCTTTCAACAAAGTCCAGTTGCACCTCGGTCAGTTCGTTTACCTTGGCGGCGTACTCCGCATCGTTTTCCATGTATTGGTAGTGGCTGCCTCTCGATATGCCGACCGCCTTGCAAGCCGTTGTGATGATGCCAAGGCTTTTTTCCAAGGCTTCAAGCATCAACTTTTTTTTAGTGTCCACGTTGCTCATATTGGTTGGCCGTTTTTAGTTACCTTAATGCTTGGGTCAAGTTTCCGCATTCGGTCAATAATCACTTGGCAATACTTGGGGTCAAGTTCCATGCCGTAGCATTTGCGGTTAAGTTGGTGGGATGCTACCATTGTTGAGCCAGAGCCGAGAAACAAATCCGCAACTAATTTTTTGTTGACCGACTTCAAGCAATATTCAATTAATTCAATAGGTTTAATCGTCGGATGAGTTTTGTTGATTTCTCTTTTTGCTTGAAAAACATTTGAACCGTAAAATGGATTTCCGTTATCTCCCCAATACCATATCAATTCGTGACAAGGTTCAAATCTATGCATTCTATGTTGAATTGGTTTTACCCAAACAATAGTAGATTTGGGTTCTCCAAGATGTTCAGTCGCAATCAAAAACTTTCTTGCCGTTTTAGCGTCACCACAAATAAAATAAGTATCGCATTGTATTAAAGAAATAGCATCTCTAATCACATCCACAAATTCATTGCCATCATTTTGAATTGATGAGCCATCTGATTTTTTAGTATAATTAAATCCATACGGCGGGTCAGTAAACACCATATCCGCCTTCTCGCCATCCATCAACCTTGCAACCGCATCACTATCGGTAGAATCCCCGCACAACAATCGGTGTTCGCCAATCTCGAAAAGGTCGCCAAGCACGATGTCGGTCTGTAATTCATCGGGCATTTCGTAATCGTCCTCCTCGGCTTCAAGTTCCAACTCAGGTTCAAAATGCGGTATATCCAATCCCCAATCGGTTAGAAGGTCGGCGTCCCATTGGTTGGCCAGCATTTCCCAATCCCATTCGCCAAAACCAACATTGTCCTTGATGATAAATTCGGCCTCTTGCTCAGGTGTCAAGTTATCCGCAACAATAACTGGCACGGTTTCCCATTTCAGTTCTTGCATCGCCTTTAGCCGCATATTGCCGCCCAGCACAACCATTTCAGCGTTTACAATAAGCGGTCGCAGTTTCGCCATATCAGGAAATTCACGTAGGCTTTTTACCAGCTTGGTAAATTTCTCATCACGAATAAAACGTGGGTTGCCTTTGTTGGCCTTGACCTTTGAAGTCGGTACGTTCTTAACCATTTTGAATTGTTTGCTGTACCAAAAGTACAAATTGTTCCACAGTTCTCACAATGTGGTATTCGCCCCCGTGCTTCAATGCCATCGTTTGCCATTCTTTTTGGCCTTCGCTTTGCGTACCCTTGGCGGTCTTTAACTCGATGCCGTGTAGCTTGCCTTTGTAAAAGAACAAAAGGTCGGGAACACCAGCAATCACGCCCATGCCTTTAAGCACGCCGCCGTTTCGCTTGTCAATCGCTCGGCCATTGGTATGCCATAAGTTGCAATAAAGGTCGGGGTAAGCCGCCCTGAAGTATTTGACGCAAGCAAGTTGTATTTGGTGTTCAATGCTTTTGGGCATAATGCTTAGTTAATTTTTCAATCCGCAGCCAGTAAGGTAGGTAAAGCGGGTTTCCCTTGTTGTGCTTTAAAAACGAAATATGGGCATTCACAAAGGTACGCAAGCAGTTTATCTTTTGGGAATCAATGAATGCAATCGGTTCTGCGGTGTCGAAATCGAAGCCAGCCCAAAACTCAGCAACGGTGTCGATGTTCATCGCCATAACTCGTCAATGTTTTGCTCCCGAAGGTACTGGCGTATCTGCTCGGCAAGTTCAATTTGTTCTTCGGTTGCTTTGCCGCCGCCGAACGGGTTGTTTTCGTACTTGGTAATATCCCGCAGTTTTTGGTCGATGTCGTGTAAAACAACAAAGTATTCGCCGCCCTTTAGTGCGAAGTTGGCCTCCGTTTCTTCATCGGGCATCTTAAATTTTAGAATTAGTTTGCTCATGGCTGCGTTGTATTTGCTTCGTTAAAGGTACAAATTAGGGTTAATGAATTGTCTTTCGGTCAAGGTATTGCTTTACGGCTTTTGCAAATTACCCCAAAACGCCTTACGAAGTTCATCGGCCTTGCTCGGCGGGCGGTCAACAACCTTGTTTGCGATGATGCCCAGCTTTTCATAAATGCTTTCACGTAAATGCTCAGGGCAAGGTACCGCTGGAGGCTCGGCATCGGCGGGTAATTCGGTCTGCGGCCATTGGGCAAAAGGCAAGATGTCAAAAACGCCCCGGTTGTCATCGCCGGGCATGATGATGGTTTCCCACTTTTTAAGCCGTGAAGCCATGCGGCCATCGGGTTCGCCGTTGGTTGAAAAGCGGGTAAGTATTTCGGTTTTCGTGTTGTTTGAAATGATGCCCGTTAAGTGGTTGCCGTCCATTCGGCTTTCGATAATGTCGTAAAGTATGGTATTCGCCCTTCCGTATGCCCCAACCGCTTCATCGCTACCCACATCATCAAGAATTAAGGCCGTGTACCGTGTCTTTTGAATGAACGCCAAGATAAACTCATCGGGGTTTTTCATGGCCGCATACTCCCTGAATAAATGCCGCATATTGTAGTAAACGAACTTTTTATCGGGCTGGGCTGCTAAGAACAATTTGGTGTATATGGTTTTGCCTGTACCCGTGTCGCCCGTAAGGAAGAACGGTGTACCATTTTGAAATGCGGTGCAAAGCTGCCGAACTGCGGCGGCACGTTCTTTGGTTAGCCGCATTTTATCGGGGTTAAATACCACGTTTGCCAGTTCAATGGCTCGGCGGTCAAGTGTTTTTTCGTGTAGTGTTAGTTTCATGGGGCTAAAGTAAAATAAAGGTTGTTGTGTTTTAGGTTGTTTTAGCTTTTAAGTTAATTGTTTTTAAAATCATTCCATACTCATTTATTGCCTCATCAATTTGAATGTCTTTTTTCTTCAATAGTTTATTTTTTTTAAATGGCTTGTAGTTGACATGGTGATGCCACCTATTAAATTTCCAAGTTACTTTGGCGACATCAGGGTGGAGTAATGCTAAACTTTTTGCAAATTCAAGCCTATTGTCATTAGTATTATAAATAGTGTCAGTATTGCCGCCCTTCATTTTCATTGTTTGTGCTTTTTGTTGTATAAAGGCGTAAAACAAAATAGTACACCAACCGTCTTTTAATGCTCTTAAACTTAAATCGGTGTCCTCATTGTATTTCCCTCTCCACCTATATGTCAAGTCGTTTTTAATAAGTATGCAAGAGTAAATCCTTGTATTTAAGTAAAAGGCTGGAAGTATTGTTTTTGCTTTTGCAAAATAATCATACTGAAAACCAGCCAAGGCTACATTTTCGTATCTATCAACAAAATCCTCTGCAGCCTTAAAAATTGCACCAGTTGTTGTCTTTACTTGAAGATTTCGGTTTAGCCTATTAAACTGCTCAATGTTGTCATCTAATATCCAATGTCTTTCGTGGCCTTCTTTAATAGAATGTTCCCAAACGAAATTTCTTGCTGGTATTCCTCCTTGGCCATATTCACTAAAATTATCAGGCAACACTAATATTTTGCTTGTATTTATAAAATTAGAATACAAACTAAATTCTTTCGGCTCTACAACTATCCTGTAAGGTTGTTTCATTTCTTCAAGTGCTTTGGCAGTTAGCCTACTTTGCCATCTGCCTTTGCTTATAATGTAAATTGGATATTTATTCCTCATTGTTTTCATATCTTAAATGTGCATATCTTCTTGGTTTCATTTCAGGAAACCATAAACTTGGTTGCTTTGGCGTTATTTTTTGGTCTAATAATTCTGAAAACCTTTTAACATCTTCATTGTTTCTAAAATGAACTATGATTTTTCTATAAGATGTCAAATCTTCTTGTACAAACTCAGGCATTCCTTTCCATTCTTTTTGCCAATCGTTCTCAAAGTCATCAAAAAGTGTTTTCATTTGCTTAAAATTGCGTTACTACATTAATTTAAAATTGGGTTACGCCCTCGCTTCGGTTTTCAAGTTTTTTGAACCGTTCGGCACTTGCCTTGGCATCGGCTATCGTTTGCGGGTCAAGTGATGGTTTGCCAACTGGTAAAGCGGTGCTTTTGCCTTGGCTTGTTTGGCCGTTTACTTTGCTTTTACGTGAATAAAGCTGTGCCCAACCTTTATCGGCTGCGGCCATAATTGCGGCATACATTTCGCTTTTGTTATGCCCTTGTATTTCGGCCTTTGAAATTTGCATCGACTTTTCGGTTATAACCTTTTTCTTTTGAAGCCATGTTTTCGTTACGCTTCTAAGGTCGGCATCGGTTTTGTGTTCGCCAAGCAAATCATCAATAAAGTTTTCACGGGTGTACATACTCTCTTTATTCCCTTCTTTAATTATTCCCTTATTCCTTTCTTTATTATATATGCCCTGTGATATGCCCTCTGCTATGCCCTGTGTTATGCCCTTTGATATGCCCTTTGTTTGCCCTTTGGTGTTTTCGATTCCTTGGTAACTGCACCAATTCACAAGGGTTACAAGCGAAAATTTACCGTGCCCTTTCCAAACGATTTCGCCGCTTTCTTGTAGCACCTCAATTGCCCTTCTCGTTTGCTTCTTTGTAAGCCCACATTGGTCGCCAAATTTTTCGTAACTGGTAACAAATTGCCCAGCCTGAACGGTAAGTTTGCCGAACTTAGATTGCATGAAATTTGCAGAAAGTAGGCAATGAATGAATGCCGATTTAACAGGCAAATCGTGATACCATGCCCAATCTTTTATCTTCCTGTGAAGCTGAATATATCCGCACATAGTTGTTAATAAAAAAGCCACCTGTTGGGGGGCGGTAAGTAAGGTTAAGACTTGGCCAAGGCGGGCCTCCTTTCTCACGCTACCCCCTAACAAACGGCTGGGTTAATTTTTAGTTTTACCTATCATGGGCGTCTTAATGCCGTTCACAAATATACAAAGAATCCGCTAATATCACATTAACGGTGCAAGAAAGTCAGCCATTACCTGAATTGCACTTTGTGAAGTTTTGATGTATTCATACCCTTGCTCATAGTCGAGGGTGTTGGCAATTTCAACGATTTCGTAAAGAAATCCGTCCATGCCCAAAAAGACCTCATCGTTTTCGTATTCAAAACTCCAGCCCGATTCCTCGTTGTGAATGAATAAAAGGCTGTAGGGGCTTTCAAATTCCCAGCTAACCACGAAGTCATCTTCGTAATTCAAATACTCTTTAAGGTATTGCCAGTAGGTTTCGGCTTTCCCAAACCCGTCAATGTACGAATGGTTGCCAACGCTTGCCTTGGTCGGCCTAACATTGTCCCTGTCAGGGTGCGTCAAATTCAGTTTAAGGTCGAAGCCGATGCCAACCACAGCGATTTTTGCTTGTCGCCGTAGGTGTATTTCCTCAACGGTCATTTCATCGCCGCATTCGCCGTAGAAGGCAAAGGTTTCGTCTTGGAAGCGAAAGCCTAATGTAAAGTAGTGTTTCATGGTGTTTGTTATTAAAGGGTTAAAGATTCCAGTCAAGTTCGTAATGAAAGCCCTCGGCATCGTTTAAATGCGAAACCTTGATGCCTTTTTCTTCAAGAATCAAAAGGTCATATTCGCAAATAAAGCGGTCAAATATCATAATTGATGTTGCCCCGTTTTCTGCCGCTTTCGTACATTGGTGTTCAATGGCGGCCAGCGAAATTGTCTTGTGGTTCGCTGCCAGTTCTCGTAGTTGTTCTGCTGTTTTCATGGTTTGTGAATTAGCCCCCCGATTTCTCAGGGGGCGGTTGGTTTAATTGAATTCTTTGATTTCGGTTAGGGTAAAATCAATGGCTATCATTTTTTGAAATTCATCAAACCAGCAAAGGCAAGTAACCCTTGTGCCGAAAATTTCTTTAACCTTTAACCATTGGCCGTTTAATCCTCGGTAGTTGCTTTTGGTGTTAATTAGTGCGTTCATAATGTGTGTGTTTGTGTTATTGTGTACTGCAATATTAAAGTTTATTTCAATACGAAAATTACTTTGATACTTTATGGCCTTTACTTTTAACACTTTTTAACACTTGGCGGCATAAAAAAAGCCCAACATCGCTGCTGGGCCTCCTAACACTAAAACACGCTTTTAGAAAGGTAGGTCTTCGGTTTCCGCAACTTGTGGTAAACGGTTGCCGCCTGATTCTGTTTTCAATCCGCCCAACAGTTCAACTTGGTTTACCAGCACCTTGATGTCCGTGCCGATTTTCTCGTTGCCGTCCTTGTCTTTGTAAACGTCCAGCACCGGGCGGCCCGTAATGTACACCTGAGTGCCTTTGCTCAAGAACTTGCTAACCCCAGCGGGCTTACCGTCCTTGCCAAACAGGGCACAGCGAAACCATTGCGTTTCTTCGCCTTTGCCGACTGCAACGCTGAAGGTTGCGATGTCTTTGTTCTTGCCGACCAGCTCGGCGTCTTTGCCTAAACGGCCAATCAATTGTAGTTGTAACATGGTTAAATGGTTAAATGGTTAATGGTTAAAGGTACTTATTTTTTCTTTTGCTTGCGTTCGGTAATCAACTTTTCCACAATATAGTGGCTAATGTCCGCACCCGTCATGCCGCACCAAGAAATCAGGTGCTTTAAGTCGGCATATCGGTTCGCACAATTCCCGATGAGTAGTTCCTTGGGTTCGTCCCCTTCCTTAATGGCAAGGCTAATGGTGGCCAAATCCCCCGTGGTTGATGCCCTAATTATAAGCGGGGCCTCAAGGTAAATCGGTTTGATAAGTAGCCCCCAGTTCACGCCGTTCAGGTGCTGGAAGCCAAGTTGTTCTAATTGTGTTTTTGTCATGGTGTTTGGTGTTAATTGTGAAAGTAAATGTCGCTTGGGATTTCGTGCAAGGTAGGTTGATTTTCGTTAAATCGCAATTCGGCCAGCACATTGCGTAAATGGTTTGAAAGGCCAATGCATTGAACGTAAAAGTCAATGTCGCCTATTGCCGCATTGTTTACAAATTTCATTGAATGCATAATGGTAGCGTGGTCGCAGTTCAGCAATGCCCCCATTTTAACATACGGCATTCCCGTAACCGTTCTAATGGCGTAGCGAATTGCGTGTTTGTAGTTCATCGCATCGGAAAACCTTCGCTTTGTAATGGCTGCTTCGCTTGGTATTTTCCAAAATTCTGCAAGTTCACGAAGAACCGTTTGTTGATAATTTGGCTTTATTTTGTACGTTATTTTAGCGTCCATTTTTGCGGCCAACAATCGGTCAATGTATTGCCGAACTTCCAGCAAATCAATGGTGCTTTTTTTATTTAAGCGTCTTTTAAAACTCGGTGTCATTTTAGTTTTGTTAATAGTTCTACTTCAATAATGTTTCGGCACATTTGCACCCTGTCGTATATGGCCTCAATAATCGCATCGTCCCGCTTAATTTCATAGGCTTTGATGCGGTATTTTGCTGGCACGTGGTCATAACTTTGCACCTCGCCGCATAGTTCTTCAGGTGTCGGCATAAGAACGTACACCAATTGGGCGTTTTTAAGCCCCGTTAAGGCCATGTAACCTTGCAATTGGTACACATACCCCATTGGCGGCTTATCTTCCCACAGCGGAAAGGTAAAGGCGTCCCAGCTACTCTTAATGTCAATGATGCTTGTTCCCTCGATTATGTCAGGCGTTCCAGTCAGCCAGTCGTTTTCAAACGGCCTGTCGTTTTTTTCAGGCATAAACCAGCCAAGATGTTGCCCGGCGAACTCAATGGCGGCATCTTCAACCGCAATGCCCTTTTCCATTGGCCTTGTTGAAAGCTGGCGGCGAACTCCGAAAAGTTGCTCAGTTATCCAGTCCTGAAGATATCCGTAGCAAGTCGCACCAGCGGTGTCCTTGCCTCTGCCATTGGCCATAATTTGACCAATGGCAGAACAGCGTGCTTTAAATTGTTTCATTGCTTACTTGCTTTGCGTAAATTTCGATTGCTTTCTTAACGGTTGCCTCGTTTTTTGCCCAACTTTTCACGTTGATGCAGTCGGCATCGGCAAACGGGTTGGCCTTTTCTTTTGCAACATCGGGCAATTGCTCGCTGATGTCAAACAAAGCATTGCATAGGTCTTGCAGTTTGGGTGCAAGGCTTAAAAATGCAACAGGCTGCTGCACCGACTCTGCGGCACGTTGCTGGCCGATTGCGTTTGCGACCTCATCTGCGGTAGCGAACTCAGTACCGCCAAGGCCAAAGGCTGCTAATGCTCTGCCGATTGCCGATGTTTCAGCGTTTTCAAGTGCCGATGTTTTGTTAATGGTTGAAGATTTGCGGTACTCCTCAGCGTGGCCTGTGGCAATTAGCCGCCCATCGGGGTTGTAAATGCTGGCTTTCATTACTACGCAATCCTCATCACGGGTAAGAACCTCGGTGGTTAATGCGTGGTTTGGGTACGCTGATTTGAACTTTTGAACACGAAGGGCTACCGTTTCGTACTCACGGCCATGAATGTTCACTTTGCCGTTGTTTTGTTTTTGGTTTGTCATGGTTATTGGTTATTAAAGGTTACAAGGTTTTCGACTATTTTAACGGCTTGCCGCATTATCATTTCTTGGGGCAATATGCCGCCAACCCACCGAAGCGATGCGGCGATGAATGGCTTGCCCTTTTCGGGCTTTGCAATAACTTGGATTTTGCCGCCGCCAATTGATGGGGATTCTCGGATTTCGTACTTCATCGTGGTTTGTTTGTTTGTAGTTGCTTTTTCACTTTGTTCCAGTATTTAAGGGTAGATGCCTTTTTGTGGCCGTTTGGGCCGCCGTTCCATTTGCGGGCAATAACCTCAGCATTTGCGTAGCGGTTGGCAAGTACCCACATATCGAATGCCTTCATCGACTTGCCGCAGTTCCACCTATCCTCTAATGTAAACGGTATGCCAATGCGGTTGAACTCGGCAACCATTATGGGGCGAATTTGCAAGCAGCCGCAAGCGTCTTCACGTTTGTTGTAGGCAAGGTCATTGCCGCCGCTTTCAATCATGATTATGGCGGCGATTAGTTTAATTAGAATCATTGGTTTAGTATTTGGCAGTTAAGTAGAATCGGGTCGGCATTGCCCGTGTTGTATTTTTGCCGTATGCGGTTTTTGGCCCAAATCATTAAAAGCCAATCAGTCATTTCGGCATCGGCTTCGTAAGTCTTTAGCTTGGCCACCTTTTGCTCATCAAGCCAAATGTTCAGCTTGTGAATGCGGCCCAGCGTGTCGGGCAAAGCCCATTGAATTGCTATTTGCATGGTGTTTGATTTAGCCCCCCGATTGCTCAGGGGGCGGTTGGTTTTAGTGTTTGTTTTCGATTTTTTGGATTGCGTTGTCAATGTAACCGACATACCTTGAATGCTTGTCGGCTTCTTTTTCATTGTAACCTATGAATGACAACATGTAATTTACGTGAAGTTCACGAAATTGCTTTAGTGCATTAAGGTCTAAATCTTTTAGCTGTCTTTTAAAATCAAATCTGCTGGTTTTCATAATTGTGTGTTTTTAGTTTGTGTTAATTGAACAGCACAATAGTAAACTTTTAAACAATACGAAGCCGCAGCGTTAACACTTTTTAACACTTGGCATAAAAAGAAAAGCCCCAACTTTCGTCAGGGCAATTCAGCAAACAACGGGTTTAATTACTTGATTTTGCTTGCGATGTCCTTGCCCTTGGCGATAAGGTCGTACAGGCGTTTTAATAAGGTCGTGCCTGTCATCTTTTCAATGTTTTCATCGATGCTCTTGAACTCAATGGCAATCAAAGCTACACCTACTGTCTTAGTTAATACGTATGGGGTGTTAATTAGCGTGCCAAGCAAATCGCCAACAATGTGAACGTCCATAACGAAGAACGATATTGTAACGGCTTGGTACATGAGCATCTTCCAAACGACCTTGCTCAGCTTTCTGCTCTCAATTTTCTCGCCCAGTTTTTGGGCAGCCATTATCCCGAGAAAGGTATCAAGTAAAATAAATACACCAATGGCGTACATGATACCCGCAACGGGTGCGAAAAAGGCAACTGTTGAACCTAAGATATAGGCAAATGTAGTTTTCATTACGGGATATTTACACGGTTAACCACCATTGGGGTGCAAGAATAGCACCTATCATTCGGGAGTCGAAGGTTTACTAATAGCTGTTTCAATTCGGTGTTGTAATAGTCAACATACAAAGACCGCTTTTCGATTGCGTCTTCTTTGTTAATCGTGGTAACATTGTTCAGGCGGTCGGAAAAAAGCACCTCGTCCATTAATTCAACCCCGCTTGCATATAGCATCGCCCTTCGTAAACGGCCACTAAACTGGCAAAGCCACGTGTTGTCGTCGCATTCAATAGAATAGTTTAGCGAAACCCCGTGGGTGTAGCCAATGCCAACAAGTGCGGTATCGGTTAGGCTGCCCGTTTTGCTTGTCTTTACGGCCCGTGTGAATAGCAAGTCGCTAAAGCGTGAACGGCGGCCCTTAGAACAGCTTGCACAATTGGTCGGGTTAATCCACGTGTCGAAAGCAACCGAAAGCCCAGCGTCAACAGCAACCATCAAATGTAGGTCTTGCCCGTTGGTCGGGTAGGTCTTGTTAATTAGTACGCTTGTGATTTGCCCAGCAACCGAAGTAAACGGTATGGTGTCAATGATAAGCCCTTGCAGAACGTCAATGATATAAAGGTTGTCGGTAATCGCAGAAGCAAAAAACACCGAAACCGAATTAAGGTTGAATTTAAGGTATGGGTAATCGCTGACCAGTATTTCAAGCCCAGCGTATTGCCCAGCTTTTATCGCATCAGTTACCTTGTTTTCATCATAAAAGCCGATTGTACCTTTGTCAACAATTGACGCAAAACGCCCTTTGATGTCCATGTGCGAACGAAAGTCGCTGACAATTTTATCGCTCGCCCTGTTGACCGCCTCTTGCATAACCTCGTACCCGCTCAGTTGTTGGCTGTCGTTTAGGTAGTCGGCATGGTTGATGTCGAAGCCGGGCAATTGCGAAAGCGAAGTTTTGCCGCTGGGTAATGCGGTGCAGCCGTCGGGCACGAATATCAGGTCGGTAAGGCAAGTTGTCGGCATAGCAATAGTTTAACGACCACCACAATTGCACCCTCCGGGGCGGGAAGTCGGTTTAGGTTTTGGTTTGTATTTCATGGGGTTAAAATAAGGGGGGCATTTCGCCCCCCTGTATTTGTGAATCCGTTATGGATTAGTTAGAACGGAAAGTCAGGATTCCGTTAACACCTTCC